AGACGGTTAGCTCGTTTCAGTGACGTGCGAACCACCCGACAGGAACGGGTAGTTCAACTGCACCGTGACCAGTCCGCCGATCTGTGAACTGGCGCTCGTGTACCCGGCCGCATCAGACGTGCCTGCCGAGGTGAAGGTCGCCGAGGTTGACGTGCTCCCGAGCGTGACATACATCCCTTCGACGTGGATGAGTGCCGTGGTGTAGGGCAACAGGTAGGCGATCCCATCGGAGGTGTCGCCCAGACCGACCGCGCCGATGATCAGGGCCGACGACCCGAGCGCGGAGCCGGTGCCGTAAATCTGGAGCCAGCCACAGGAATCCGATGTGACCGTGCCGCAGACCATCCCGATCTGGCCAACCGTGGCCGTGGTGACGTCGGTCGCGGTGAACGTCGCAGAGATCGCGAAGACCTCCCCTTCGACTGCCGCCGCCTGGAAATCGACGTAGACGTATTCGTTCCCCGAGGCATCTCGGGCACGCGTGCCCAGTGCCACCGGGGGAGCCGAGGATCCGACGACCACACTCGTCGGGTGAGGATAACCCATGCCGCCAGTCAGTTGTGCCATGATCGTTCTCCTTGTCCTTTCTTTAGGTGATGGTGTGGACGCAACCCAGTTTGCGCCGCGCCCCGGTGGACAAGTTGGCGATCGTCATGCACCGGCGAATCGTCGCCGTCTGGTTGGCCGGATCGACTTCCTTGAGCATCCGCATCCAATACCCCTTCTGGTAGTTGAGGATGAGGTCGCTTTCGTTCGCCATGTAGACCGTGGCGGCCAGGCAGTCGGCGTCATACGCCAGCAACATGCCCTTGAACTTCAGGACTTCGTTCTTGAAGCCCCCGTCGCCGACCGACTTGTCGGTGAATCGCTCGTTCGCGAGCAACAGCCCCTCGAACCCCTCGAAGACGGCCCGTGTCGTCGCGCCGAAGGTGGGATGCTTCCCGCCGTAGCCGACGCTGACTTGGTTGTAGCAGGACCGCATCGCCGCCCGCAGGTTGTCGAAGGCCGCGGTCGTCATCGTGCCTGTCACGGCGATATTGCGCCAGAACGACCATGTCGCCGCGTTGATCTCGCCCACCGTGCCAGTGGTCGGCGTGGTGCTACAGAGCAACTGCATCCCGCCAATTTCCTTACTGGAGGTGCCTTGTCCGGTAGAGAACAGAGCCTCGTTGATCAGTTTGTAGAACGAGGTCTTCATGTTCTTGAGTTTGGCCGCAAGCAGGTCGAACTTGCCGCCGCTACCCTGGTTGATCGCGGATTCGAGTTCGCTCTGCACGACGATGCCGGCGCACTCCTTCCACGCATACCGCGCCGAATCGAAGCAGTCGATCCGTGTCGTGGAGACTGGTTCGAGGTCGGAGTACCACCCAACAGACGTGTTGGTGGCGTACTCGAGGTGATGTTCGATGTTTCGGCCCCCGTCGTGGGCCTTGAACGACTTCCCCTGCTTGAGACGATCGAGCAGCCAGTATTCCTCGAAGATGTTGTCTTCAGGGTCCGGCTTGACGACCGATTCCCATGCCTGGGTAATCGTCTGTCCGATGTTGGGATCTGCCATGACCGCGCTCCCTATCCTGTGGTGGGCGCGGCGTCAGGGGACGGGTTACTTCCTATGGGTGTCGGCGTATTTCAACGCCGCGAGGAAATCACCCTTGAAATCCGGCGTGGCCGTTGCCGTGCCACCCGCCGGGTTCATCGTCTGCGCCGCTGCCTTCTGTTGCAGTTGCGCGACTACCGTGGCTTGGGCTTGGGCGGGCATCGCGGGCAGAATCACGGTATGCAGCACGTGGAGATAGGCGTCTTGGAGTGTCCAGTCGGGATGCTCCCGAAACGCCTCGGTCACAGCGGGCTGGTGCGCCTCGAAGCCGTACCACGACTTCGCCGTCTCCAGCAACGTTCCAGCTTCCTGATCAGCGCGTTGGCGGACAGCCGCCACCTGCTGTTCCTGTTGCCGAGTCCGGGCTTCGCGTTCGAGTGGTTCAATCCGCTGGCTGATGCGAGCTTCGGTCTGCTTGTCGGCCCACACGCGCCACTCACGTAACCGGGCGGCGCTGTAGACTGGCTGACCGTTCTCCGCGACCAGATCGGGTTCAGGTTCCGGACTCGGTGCCGGAGGTGCCTGTCCCCTTCGGGCGGCTAACACCCGAGCCGCTTGGCTCGCCAACTGTGGCCCGTACTGAGGATGACTCATCAGTTGATCGTTCAACTGAATCATCGTCGCGACTGGGTCTCTGGCAAACTCGCGGGCAAACCCTGAGAGTTGCTTCGCTTGATCGGCCGGCAGACTCAGGACGTCCCCGTACGTCTCCTGCATCTCCTTGAATCGCCGTTCTGCCTCCTGCATCCGCATGTTCACTTTATCAAAGCGTTCACGCGGGATAGGCCCAAACGTCGGTATCGCGGATTCAATCGACGGTGACGGCTGGACAGTCGTGTCGTCTGTGGACGGCACTTCAGACACACTCTGTTCAGAACTCACCGGGATCGCTGCTGGCGAGACAGCGGACTCAGTATTACTACTGGGCGTCATACCGCCACTGACTACTTGATCGTCCATCTCCCCCTGGTGGCCCTGTTACCGTGTGGGCCGCACGCGTCTTACGGTCGCGAGCGTGGGACGTTAGTGGCTTTCGGGCCTCCCCCGCACGTCTGGCAGTAGATCGACCCGGATGGCCGTTTGACGAACACCGGAGTCGGACACTGACACACATTGGCCGCAGAAGCCATCTCGTCCCTCGTTCGGCTGGAGTCTACCACAGTTTCTGGTAGATGACCTATTTCTTGTTTCGGTCTGTCAAGAAAGCGTGTCGCCGCGTCGAGATCCACTGAGGTATGCCAGTTGACGGTATGCGGCGAGTGGTCCGACCCGGGCGGGGGCTGGTGCCTCACAAACTCTTCGAGGTTGTGCGCCTTCATCAGCCGGCGCCGCTCGCTCCGCGTCCGGTAGGTGACTGGCTCGTGCCCCATCGTTTCGCAGACGATATCCTTCCCGTAGTCGTCAGGCACAACGCTGTTCGTCCCCTGCCCGTGTGGACACCACGGCCAATCTGAGACGATGAAACGATGGCCGCAGGTTGGGCAACAGTCGTCGATCGTCATCGCAACACAACTTTCTCTCCCGTGTGCCGGTTCAACCGTGACAACGCCAGACTCGTTCGGCTTCCGCCCAGTCCTCGGGCGTGTCGATGTTGATGACGGATCCAGGCGTCACCACGTAGGTCGGCGGCGGCGACCAGATCCGTCCCCTCTTCGCCTCCACCCCCGAGAGGAGGTAGTACAACCCGTTGGCCCGGAACCGCAGGGGAAGATCCTGCCGACACGCAGGCAGGGTGTGCGTCACCGGCGCGAGTGGCACGAGCGCATAGAACGGATGCCAGCGGTCGGGGTACACGTCCACGCTGATCACGGGCGGCAGCAGGTGTTGCGCGTGACGAATGAGGACCGCCCGGTCGGGATGGAGACTGGTCGGTTGCAACAGCACCACGGTATCGTCGTCGGCCAGTCGATGCGACGAGGTCCAGTGAATCACGACATCAGACATGGAGGCTGTCGCGGTGGCGTACCGGGCGGGTCGATCGAGATGGTAGGGTCGGCACGACCACGGCAACCGGTCTTCCGGGTAGTCGGTGGACACCGTAATACTGTCAGGCTGGAGGTCGGTGGCGACGGCCACGGCCCGCTCGATGAGCGACGGCCCACCGGCGAGCGACCGGATATTTTTGTCTGGGACACCCGTCGATCCAGCGCGAGCGGGAATCAGGACGTGCAGACTCATGGACCCTCCGCGAGCCACCGTGCCACCTGGGCACCGGCGGTGCCGTCGCCGTAGAGCGTCGAACAAGGATACCGTTGTCCGTGTTGGGCTTGCCACGCCTTGACAATCTCACCCCGCGCTGGAGGCACATCGACCACGTTGGTCGCCCGTTCGCGGCCCCGCTGCCGACTGCCGATGTTGACGACCGGCGTCCCCAGAAACGAGGCTTCCCGAATCCCGCATGAGGAGTTCCCAACGAGACACTCGGCGTTGGCGAGCAGTTCCAGAAACTTCTCCGGCGGGAAGTGCCGCTTGAAGGTGACGTTGGATGGCGCCGTGTGTTCATGGTAGAGACGCATCCGTTTGGCGATGGCCGCGCATCCCGCGTCTTCGCCAGGCCAGAACCACAGGACGTGTTCGGGGTGGACCGCTTCGATGGCCGCGATCGTCTCGTCAATCTGGCCGGCCGCGTCTTCACCGAGTACGGGGTGCTGCATCACGATAGTCGGGCGCACCGTCCACCAGTCGTGGTACGTCGCTCCCACGCAGAGGTCGATGGATGGGCAACCCGTCAGGACGATCGGACCGCGAACATCCAACCTCCGTAGTCGAGCATGCGCCATCGTGGTTGCCGGGAAGTGGAGGATAGCGAGCATGGACACGGCATCGCGGACCTTATCGTCGATCCCGCCGCTGCGCTCGCCGCCCTGGAGATGCGCGAGTGGGATGCCCTGGTAGGCCGCGGCCATCGCCACGGCGAGTACCTCATGCCGGTCGGCCACCACCAGCACCACGTCAGGCTTCAACCGGGCAAACGTGGACGCCAGACGCATCCCGAGCAACCCGGTTTCCATCGCATCGGTTTCAGGCGCCGAGCCTTCGATGACGGAGTAGACCGTCTCAGTGACAGGGAACGGTATCTGAGCCACCACACCCCCGTAGTTTCGGAGTAGTGCGGGTCCGGCCACCACCAACTGCACTTCGACAGGATGTGTGGCAAGCGCAGTGAGGACCGTCTGAATCTTCGCGTAGGACGGGCGAGCGGTCAGAACAAGGCACACCCTCCTCATCGGGTCCACCGTCCCACAAATGGCCGCTCGCCTTCCGGGTTGCCCATCGGGCGTAACGTCATCATCCGGGCCAAGTCGTCTCGAAAGTCCACGAGTTTTATCAACTCTTCGAGTGAGCGGTCCCACTCCTTGAACCGGGGTCCGCTGGGATCGGCAACGTGGATCTCGACGACTTCTGCGCCGACCGCCATCGCTGCCGACGGGGCCGAGACTCCGCTGGTGTGGTCGGAGTAGCCAACCCGCACGCCGAATCGCTCACGGAGCCACGGGATGCGACACAGGTTGACGTGTTGCACAGGAGTCGGATACTCCGAGACGCAGTGTAAGAGGATGGCCCGCGAACCGAGCACCCGTACCGCGTGCGAGAGTTCCTGCACCGTGGCGAGTCCGGTTGACATCAGGACCTCCCACGGGTGCTCGGCCACTGCGTCGATCAGGCGCCGCCGCATCGCTTCGCCGCTGCCAATCTTGATCTGCGTCAGCCCGAGTCCCGCGAGGAAAGGCACACGATCCTGGTGAAACACGGTCGTGAGGAATCGCACCTGGTGTCGCTGACAACATCGCATCAACCGCTCGTGCGCGTCATCACTCAACTCCGCCTGCTCGAACCACGCGTACTGCGGATCCGTGCGGGCGAGATGCCGTACTTGGTACGATTGGAACTTGATGGTGTCCGCGCCAACCTCGGCGCACTGCTCGATGAGACGGCACGCGAGATCCAGATCGCCACCGTGCGACGACGACAACTCGGCAATCACCGGCACGCGCATGGTGTTCCCCCCAGCGTCGGACTAGTCCTTCTCTGTCTTTGTCTGTGGCGGGGGCGTCGTCACCATCCACTCGCGCAGACCGTGATTGATCGCCGGGAGGACCTTCGCATAGAACTGGTCCATCGCGGCGCGCGCGTTGGGCTCACGACTCTGCACGATGTCTCCATACGTCAACGCGACCTTCACCAGTTCGTCCATAGTTCCCCCCAGCGTGCGACTACTGTAACCCAGCTCCGCCTGGCCCAATCGGCGCGGTGTGCGCCGTGCCCTGCATCCGACTGTCAGGCGGGTGTTTCGTCAACGGCTCCGACTGCTCGGCCATCCCGCCGTGCTCGGTCTGCGTCTGCGTCTGCGCACCGCCCGGCGCCATCGCCATCAACGCCGTGAGCTGCGCCGTCGCTTGCAACGCCGTCGGCGACAGCGTAATCCCGGCCGCCCGCAGCAACTCGACCATCACCGGGGCCTGAGGCGCGGCGAAGTCTTCGCCCTTCACGACAATCTGAATCCGTGGCGGCTCCGGCTCCTTCTTCGGCATCTGCTCGGGTGTCAACAGCACCTTCGCCGCCTCCAGGTCGAACTTCCGCAGCAACCCCTTCAACAACTCTCCACGGTTGATGAACGGCTCCTTGGCGAGAAACGAGTAGAGGTCGAGCGCCATCTTCCGGTCCTGCGCGGCGTCGGTCCGAATCGCGCTGTCGGGCCGGGCGGTAAACGCCAATGCCGCCGGCACGGCCTTCATCACCTGCACCCACCGCTGGGCCTTTGGTGCCCCGACGATCTTCGCCGCCTCCCCCACCGACACGAACCGTTGCACTAGTGTCGAGAACTTTGTCACGCCCTGGCAGTACCAATCCACCACCGCGGCCCGTTCCTTGTCCAGACGGACGTTCTTGCTCACTTCGACAATCTGCGATTCCGTGGCCGTACGCGACGTGCTGGACATCGCGCCCTGCTGGTTGCTGTCCAGGGCGTGCGTCCGGGCGATGTCGTTATCTTGTTTCTCCTCGAAGACGAGATTCTCTCGCGGATACGTGGCCTTCGCCAACTCGCGGATGTGGTCGCCGGCGAACGCCTCGCCGGGCAGGAAGAGGAAGTCGCCCGAGTCCGTGTGCTGGATCGCCGCATCGAAGGCTTCACGCGGAATCACGTCCACGTTCACGATCCGGAGCGGGATGTTCGAGTCCCGCATCTTGATCTGCTGCTCGCGGAACTTGTTCAGTTCATTGACCTGTGGGCGGGTGATGGTGCAATCGCTTGGCAGAAAACTCGCATCCGTCAGCACGCGCACGGTGAAGATGTGAATGGGAAACCCGAGCAGCGAGTCGGACGTCAACCCGCCCGTCTTCGGATCGACGGTCTGATAGGGCGAATCCTTATGGACGACCGCGCCCTCATGGCCTTCGATCAACACCAGGTAGCGCAACCGATCCGGGTGAATCACGGCATCGTCGTAGAGACAGGCGCGGTACCAGAGTTCGACACCCTCGACCATGTCCTTCTCGTTGTCGCCTGACGACCCGTGCGTGAAGCGGAACTCATCGCGTGCGCCACTCGTCTCGCCTTCTTCGAGTGCCAGTCCGTAGGCACGTCGGACTTCGCGCCGCGGCCGAGAGAACCGCACGCCGAGCCAAGGCGCCTTGTCGTACTCGGTGTCGTGAAACGACGCGGGAATGAGGATCTTCTTCGGTGAGAGGTGTTCCCAGAACACCCGCTCCCAGATGGGCACGGGGACCTGCTGCGGGACGGTCATCGGCTGACCCGTCATCGGATCGACCGCTGGCGCCCCCGTCATCGGGTCCGGAACGGGCATCGCCTGTTCGACCGACACCACCACACTTTCGTACCCCATCTTCGTCACGCCGAACCCCGCCGGGCACGCGATGTCGAAGACGACGCGATCCATCATCCCTTTGGCGTTGACGCGATCACCCCCGAGGTACTCGTTGAGAATGTGTTGGTGAACCTGGAGGACGTCTTCGGCGCCTTCCATGAGCGGCGACGGCTTGATCGTCACCTCGGGAGACTGAAAGAACAACTGCGCCTTCTTCTGCTCGACCAGCGAGAAGTCGCGGTTGGTGTTGACGTTGCCGCCAAACTTTTTCGGATCGTCCGACGAGATGGGCGCGTACGCTTTGAGGTTGGCGTCCCACCACGGTTCCCACGCCACCCGGGCCGCATCGGCCGCTTTGACCTCCGTCCACCACTGGCCGACTTGTTCATCAGTGAGAGGGAGCAGATCAGGCATGATTATCTCCCGACTAGTCCGTGTCGCGCCAGCCGCGCCTCGCGTTGTTTCATCGCGCCGAGCGTCCCTTCGGGATACCGTCGCGCCGATGATACCATACCCGGCGCCGGCCGCGCCGAACAGAGATACCGCATCGCGTCCACGTGGTGATCGGTCCCCGAGTCGCTCTCCACGTCCTCCGGCTTGTGCGCCGCCGACTGCTGTTGCGGCCACGTTCGAATCAACCCCGCGCAGCGCGGATGAATCTGGAGCCACGGCTGGCCGTTCGGCGCATCCCGTAGCCAGTGCCGCAACCGCGCCCACCCGTTCACCCGATCTTTGTTCGCTTGCACGAGCGGCACGCGGAACCGCGCGAACGTCTCGGCCATGTCCTCACCCGTCTGGTCCGCCCCACCCCACATCTGGGTATCCGCCACGTACGTCGGCCGCACCCCCCACGCTTTCGACCGCCGCGCCATCTCCTGCGCCACCTCGCCGCACACCGTCATCTTGAACGTGTACTCATCGAACACGTACAACACCCCCTCATCCGTCACCGTCGCCCACAGGCACACGCCAGGCGCGACGTACCCCCAGTCCACCCCGCAGAACACCCGCCGGCCGCGCGGGTCGAACCCGCCCCACTCCCGCACATGCCGCGCCCGATCGAACTCCGGGAAGAACTGCCCCGGCCAGATGTCCCACGAGCCATCTAAGTACGCTTTCCGCAGCATCGGCGGCAAGTCCCGCAACGACCGCTCGTAGTCCGCTCCGAGGTAGGGATTGTCGTGCAGATTCGCCGGCACAAACAGATACTGGTCCGGATCGTAGTCGGGGTACTCGTCACGATCGACTTCCTTGTCGATGTACCACTCCTTGACCCACGCCGCCTGGGGTCCACCAGGGTTGGTTCCATCGACGCACACCGCCCGCCACCCGTCATCGCGCGTACTCCGCGCACTCGACGCAATCTGAAACGCTTGGTCCCGCTCGAACGTCACCAGCTCGTCTCGCGAGATCAAGTCCCACTCCGACGAGAGAAACGTCGTCACCTCATCCGGATCCGCCGAATGCGAGAACTTCGTGATGCTCCCGTTCGACCAGCGGATGATCCGCGACGTCCGCCCGTACTCCGCCCCCAGCATCCGCGTCTCCGGCTCCGCTCGCAGAATGTGTGTCGCCTCCAACTCCGGAAACGTCCGCCGCAGAATCAGCGTCCGCAACCCCGGATACTTCAACGCCATCGCGTAGTGCAGCCACCGGATCCCATGCGACTTCGACCCGCCCCTCGCGCCCCCCGTCAAGATCCGCATGTACCGCCCACTCTCCACCGCCTCCATCACCTCAACCTGCTTCGGCAGCGGAAAGTACACCACCCGCGGCTGCTCCATCCCGCTCTTCCGATCCGGATTCGGGATGTTGACCGAAATCGCCCGCGACCGACACCGCAGAAAACACGCCGCAGACGGACAGTAGTACACCGCCGCCTTCTCCACCATCCCATACTTGAACCGCGACCCGCACCAGCAGCACCGAGGGATGATCATTTCGCCTCCCCGCACACCCTATCACACCAGCACGAATAACTCCACGCCAATCCACCCCTCACTTGACAACCTTCCCCGCCCGTGGTACAAAAGCCTCAGCGTGGGCCTTGGCATATCCTCTACACGCGTTGACGAAGAGTGTGCAAGAACCATTCCTACCTATACGCTCCACAGTGCGCTATACAGCTACTAGCCCAGCCAAGACACACCACCAGGCTCGCTCACGAGACACCA